ACTAGAGATTCTCTTGAAGGTCAAGTTTATCCAGTAGCAAAAATCATTGGTGATTTCTCTACTACTGATACTGAAATCTTCCTTGAGAATACAGACCTCTTTGATTATGGTTCACCTGTCTCAATTGGTTTGATGGCAGTTGCTGGTATCGGAAGCACTGATGCAGTTGGTAATGTTGAGTTTATTGGTGGAGCAACTAATATTCAAGGTTTCTCTGGAATCATTACTGGTATTGGAACTACCACAGGAACAAATGGACATCCACTTGCTCTTGAGTTCTCCCTGAAGCAATCATCCTTCTCTGGATTGTCTGCTGGATTCCCAATCTACATTAGTGATACTACAATCGGTACAGGTGCTACATCAGTCTTTAAGTCCAACACTGAAGTAGTTTCTATTGGTCAAACATTCTTAGATAATGTCTATAATATTAGTGCTCTGCACGTAAATGGTACTCTTGGAATTATCACTTGTAACATTGATTCTGGAAGCCCTGTAACTGGTCTTTCTACTTTCGGTGATGATAATAACCCAGTTGGTACTTTCTCTTGGGGTAGAATTTCAGGATTTAGTAGAGGTGGTTCTCCAATTTCTATTGGAGTAACTGGTTTCACTGTACCAAGCATTTCAGTTGGTATTAGCACCTTCCCAATCGTTCAGAGAAGGGGTGTTGGACTTCGTGAGACTGGTTCACTACCAAAACAATTGTAATAATATTGTATAAATATCTAAAAACGCAATGATATGGCAGCTGTCGTAACAGATCAATTTAGACTTTCGAATGCCAGTAATTTTGTAGATTCGGTTACTTCTGCAAGTAATTCTTACTACGTGTATTTGGGTCAACCAAGCCCAACTTCACCATCTGCGGGATTTGGTAGAACATCAGATTATAATACTAATGTTCCAAGTCCCACAGACAATCTTCAATATTCTGGGTTCTATAAGAAAAATATACTTTTTGGAAAGAAGGTAAACGGTGCAAATATTAGGCGAGTTATTAGAAAAGTAACTTGGACTGTTAATAATCGTTATGACATGTATAGACATGATTATGACATTGACAACCCAACACCTAACTCCAACTCAAGTAGGTTATATGACTCTAATTTCTATGTAATGAATAGTGACTTTAGAGTCTATGTTTGTATTGATAATGGTTCTTCTGGAACCAATACTAAGGGTAATAATTCTCAAGACGAACCAACATTCACTAATTTAGCACCATCTGCTGCTGGAACTAGTGGTGATGGTTATATCTGGAAGTATTTGTTCTCTGTATCACCTAGTGATATCATCAAATTTGACTCTACAGAATATATTGTAGTACCTAATGATTGGGCAACTTCAACAGACACCCAAATCTCAGATGTAAGAGAGGCAGGCGATTCTGATGTTCAGAATAACCAAATCAAGAAGGTTTATATTGATGATGCTGGTGCTGGATATAGCGCAGGTACTGTTAATATACTTGGTGACGGCACTGGTGCTAAAGTTTCTATCTCAGTTGATAGTGCTGGCAAAATTACTGGAACAACTGTAACTCAAGGCGGTAAAGGTTACACCTTTGGTATCGTAGATCTTGGTAGTTTACAACCATCAGGTTCAATTCCAAACCCCGCTAAGTTGATTCCTATTATCCCACCTTCGAAAGGTCATGGATATGATATCTACAGTGAATTAGGTGCAGATAAGGTATTGATGTATGCAAGATTTGATGCATCAACAAAAGATTTCCCAGTTGACACTAAGTTCTCACAAGTTGGGGTTATTAAGAATCCTCAGCAGTTGAATTCCACTAATCTGTTTACTGAAAGTCAATTCACAGCACTTTCTGCTATTAAACTGGCAGATAGTTTTACTGGTACACCTACCATTGGTGCTGAGATGACTCAGACAAGAACTGATGGAAAGATTGCTAAAGGATATGTTGCATCTTACGACAGTGAAACAAAAGTTCTGAAGTATTTCCAAGATAGATCTTTATATTTCGGTAATGAGAAAGATCAAACTGATTATAACGATGTAACTAATGGTTCAACCATTTATGCATTCGAATCATCAGCAAACACTATCTCTCCATTTAGTGGTTCAATCAACACTACATTTAGTGCAAGCACTGTAACTGTAGGCAGTAAACTCATTGATTTGGGTACTACATTTACTAACGGGCTTGCCAGTCCAGAGATAAATAAAAAAACAGGCGAATTAATTTATCTTGACAATCGCCCAACAGTCCAAAGAGACATCAGACAAAAAGAAGACGTAAAAATTATTCTGGAATTCTAAAAAAAGATGGCACAAAAAACCGATTTAAACGTCAATCCATATTACGACGATTTTGACGCTGCGGATAATTTTTACAAGGTTTTATTCAAGCCTGGATATCCTGTTCAAGCAAGAGAGTTAACCACCCTTCAGTCTATTCTTCAAAATCAAATTGAAGACTTTGGTAGTCATATTTTCAAAGAAGGTTCAATTGTTATACCTGGTAATATAGCATATGATGGTCAATTTTATGCTGTAAAACTTAATCCTACTAATCTGGGTATTGATGTTTCGGTTTACATCAATAGTTTCATTGGTAAGAAGATTACGGGTCAGAATTCTGGCACAACTGCTACAATTCAGTATGTTGCTATGCCTGATGGCAACAATATTGAAGATTTGACAGTATATGTCAAGTATTTGGACTCAGATAATAATTATGAGTTCAATCAGTTCCCTGATAACGAATCTTTCTTTGCAAGTGAAAGTGTTGTATATGGAAACACTACAATTGCTGCTGGTACAGTCTTTGCCACTTCATTAGCATCAGATTCAACTGCAATCGGTTCTGCTGCTTTCATTGGAGATGGCGTATTCTTCATTCGTGGTTACTTTGTAAATGTAACCAAGCAGACTCTTCTTCTTGATGAGTATTCTAATACTCCATCATATAGAGTTGGTCTCAAAATTACAGAATCTCTCATTAATGCAAAAGATGATCCTTCGTTGTATGATAATGCTAAGGGATTCACCAACTATGCAGCACCTGGTGCTGATAGACTAAAGATTGGACTTACTCTGTCCAAGAAACTCATTAGTGATACTAATGACACTGACTTCGTTGAATTATTGAGACTTGAAGATGGAAAGATTAAAGTTCTTGAGACTAAAACTGAATACAATAAAATTCGTGATTATCTGGCAGAAAGAACATATGACGAATCAGGTGATTACTCAATCACACCATTCCAACCATCAATCCACAACTCACTGAACGACAGACTTGGAAGCGATGGTCTGTTCTTCAGTAATGAACTAACTGATCAAGGTAATACTCCTTCAGACGACTTGATGTGTGTCAAGTTGTCTCCTGGTAAATCCTATGTCAGAGGATATGACGTAGAAACTATATCTGCTAAAATTTTAGATGTTGAGAAACCTAGAGATACTAAGAAAGTATCCTCAGCAAGCATTCCCTTTGAGATGGGCAACCTTCTCAGAGTTTTTGATGTATCTGGCATTCCACACTACAGAGAAGCAATTGACCTTCATGACCAAATCAACGGTGGTGGTAATGTAATTGGTTCTGCTAGAGTTTATGCTTTCAATGCTACAGACGCAGCGTATTCTGGTGATGAAACTCAGTTTGACTTATATTTGTATGATGTCCAGACATATACACAAATAACTCTCAACCAACAACTGTCTTCAGCACAGGCACCTGTTGGTTCGTATATCAAAGGAAAGAATAGTGGTGCAACAGGTTTCCTTGTAACTGCTGTTGGTGGTGGTGCAACTACAATTAACATCAGACAGACATCTGGTTCTTTTGCACCTGGTGAACAAATTCAAATCAACGGTGTTGATGATGTTCCAGTTGTAAACTTCCAGGCAGGTCACAGAACAATTACTTCTATCAGAGTATTTGATTCTAAGGATATCATGTCTGTGGTACAGGCTAGTGGTAGTGGTTTCCCTGGTTTCACTGCAACATCTCTGCTTACTTACTCTGATATCCCTGGTGGCACAATCAGTGGTGGTAATACATTTACACCTGATGGCGGGGTATTCACTGGTCTTGAGGTCAATGATATTATTTCATACTTCTCTGGTGGCGGAGACAGGAGATGGAATAGAGTTACTGCTGTAATTGGTGGTGGAACTTCATTCACAATTGTCGCAACTTCACCTGGTGTTGCTGGTGTCTATGCTACTGGTGTTGCTAATGGTACATACTCCTCAGTACAGAAAGCAGAGTCTGAAATCAAGAATGAAGATAAAGGATTCTTATATGCTGAACTGCCCGATGCAAATGTAGCATCTGTAAGTCTCAGTGGTTCAGAACTGCATGTAACTGAACAGGTAACTGGCAAAACGATTGCGGGTAATCAAACTACTGTTTCAACTTCAGATTTCCCCGAGATTACAAACTCATTCTTGACTGCTTTCGATGCAGAAAGATACTTGGTATCAAGTAGTGCTGGTGCTATCGACTCGTTAAGTTCTGATGGATTTGCACTGAATGCAAATAGCACAACTGCTACTCTGTCTGGTCTGACTAATGGAACTAACGTTGTAATCAATGCAACTCTGGTCAAGCAGAATATTCAAAGTAGAGTAAAAGAACTTACCAGATCAACAGTACTGAACGTTAATCTTTCTAAGTATACAAAGTCTGGAACGGGTATCAATACTTCTGTTGCTGATGGTCTTGCTCATAACCAGTTTTATGGTCTGAGAGTTCAGGACGAGGAGATTTCACTGAACGTTCCAGATGTAACTAAAGTAGTTGCTGTTTATGAGAGTCTTAATACTGTCGCACCAACCTTAGATGTATTTGAATTTACTTCTACTGCCGATGTTACTAACAATGCAGTAATTGGTGAAAACTTCACAGGCACTGATTCTAAGGCAATCGCTAGAGTTGTTACCAAACCATCCGCTAACCGTTTAGGTATTGTTTATCTTTCTCCCCAGAAGTTCAATGCTGGTGAGGAAGTAACATTTGATGAGTCTAACATTGTTACCAACATTCAAACTATTGTTACTGGTAACTTCAAGGACGTTACAAACTCCTTTGGTTTAGACAAGGGACAGAAAGACCAATATTATGATTATTCAAGATTGGTTAGAACGAAGGACTCTAACGTTCCTTCTAGAAGACTGTTAGTTGTCTATGACCACTACACTATTCCTACGGACGATGATGGCGATGTATTCACCGTTCTGAGTTATGATAGTGAAAGATTCACTAATGATATCCCACTGATTGGTAAGAATCAAGTAAGAGCATCTGATACTCTTTATTTCAGACCAAGAGTTGCTGAGTTTACTTCGACTACATCTTCACCATTTGATTTCCCTGCAAGATCTTTCACTTCAGTTCCAAAACTGCTTCTTGCACCTAACGAGTCTTCACGTTTAGGATATGATTACTACTTAGGTAGAATCGATAAAATTTATGTTGATAAGTTTGGTACTTTCATTGTACAGAAGGGTGTATCTGGTATTGATCCCAAGGCACCTACCAAACTTGACACTGTGATGGAGATCGGTACAGTTACCCTTCCCCCATACCTCTACAATCCAAGTGATGCACAACTGGATCTTGTAGATAATAGAAGATATACCATGAGAGACATTGGGTATATCGAAGATAGAGTTGAAAATCTGGAGAGAGTTACTTCACTGTCTCTTCTTGAATTGAATACTTCTACTTTACAAATTCAAGATGTAGATGGTAATAACAGATTCAAGAGTGGTTTCTTCGTCGATGACTTCAGAAGCAATGAGTTCATCGACCCAGTTCTGTCACAATGCCAGATTGAACCAACCACACAGGAACTGTCACCTATCGTCAGCAGAAACACTCTGAAGAGTCAGTTGGCACCTGCACAAGAACTGATTGATACTGTTCTTGACCTTTCTACCAACTACGATCTTCTTGATTCAAACGTGAAGAAGACT